ACACAATGGCAGTAGAAGCTGGTACTGGTATCACAACAGGTACTGGAACTATCTACAGAAGTTCTGTTCAAAGAGTTGGTGGTATAATCACAACAAGAATTCTAATTGACTTAACTGGTTTAAGATCAACTGGTGGTGCTGACATCATTGGTGTTAATGGAACTGCTTTAGTTTGTCACATTGGTCAGATCACTGCTGCAAGAAACGGTACAATCTTAACAGGTAGTATGGAATGTTTTGAAGCACCAGCTGGTGGTGATCCAGATATTAACATACACTCTGCAACAGAAGGTACTGGTGTTGAGGATGGTGCTATTGGTGATCTAACAGAGACACTATTGGTAAACGCAGGTGATGCAACATTAGGAAGTAAAGTTTACTTTACTGGCGTTCCAGCCGCAGATCAATTCTTATACTTAACAACTGGTGCTGCAACAGATGCAGATTACACAGCAGGTAAGTTGTTCATTGAATTGATGGGCTACGAAGCATAATTAAGGGGGTTTCATACCCCCCTCTTTTATAAGGAGATAAGTATGGCAGGTCGTTCAGACACCAAGGCATTTAACATTAATCAAGGTGATAGTGCTGCTGTTTTAGGCTCAGCACGTTCTAGAATAAGACAAATTGTTATATTTGGAAATTCTGCTGGTGTATTAACAATTAAAGATGGGTCAGGTGGAGCAACATTATTGCTTCAAAGTTTTCCTACTGGATTACATACTTTAAACATCCCAGATCAAGGAATATTAGCAGAAAGTGGAGCTTATATTCATGGTTTTACAGGTTCAGGAAATAAATTAACTTTATTTTTATCCTAATGGCTGAAAAGAAGAAAAGAAAAGAAAAACCGATAAAGACTTCAGTTAAGTCTGGTAATTTCCGTTCTACTAAGTCTGGGGCAGGAATGACGACTAAAGGGGTTAAAGCCTATAGACAAGCCAATCCTGGAAGTAAATTAAAGACAGCTGTTACTGGAAAAGTAAAAAAAGGCAGTAAAGCATCTAAGAGAAGAAAGTCTTTTTGTGCAAGAAGTGCTGGTCAGATGAAGAAGTTTCCTAAAGCAGCAAAGAACCCTAATAGTCGTTTACGACAAGCTAGAAGAAGGTGGAAGTGTTAATGAAAGCAGCAGACGTTTTAAAACTATTAGAAAAGCATGAAGCTCAATGCGATAAAAGATATGCAGAGATTCAAGATAAACTTAAATCTTTAGATGGTAGACTTTGGGGTTTATATGGCGTTATTATAGGCGTGGCAGTATTGGAGAAGATATTCTAATGGTTATGGGTCGATCTTCTATGCCACAACAAATTACTAAACCACCTCAGAAAAGGAAAAAGAAAATGCCTTTAACTTCAAAACAAAAGAAACTAGCCAAAATAGCACCACCTAAAAATAAAATTACAGGTGCTGATTTTAAAAAACTTAAAAAGAAAAAGAAAGTAACTAAAAATGCCTAAAGACGCTTGTTATAGAAAAGTAAAAGCACGATACAAAGTTTTTCCTTCTGCTTATGCTAGTGGTTCAATAGCTAAGTGTAGAAAAGTTGGTGCTGCAAATTATGGCAATAAGTCTAAAGTAAAGAAAAAAGTTCTTGGTGGGTATATGGGAGCAAAAAGACCGTCTAGTAATCCAAACGTAGCAAGAGGTTGTGGTGTTGTTATGAATAAGAAAAGAAAAGAAACGAAACGTGCATAATGGCTGTAAGAAAAACAAAAGCAGGATTAGCACTAAAAAGATGGTTTAAAGAAGACTGGAAAGATGTTCGCTCAGGAAAGAAATGTGGTAGGAAAAAGGGCGAAAAAAGAGGAACACCATATTGTAGACCAAGTAAAAGAATTAGTTCTAAGACACCTAAAACAACAAAAGAATTAACATCTGCAGAAAAACGTAGTAGGGTTAGACAGAAAGTTGCTTTAGGACAACCAAGTAAGGGTAAGCCAAGAAACGTAAAATCATTAAAAAGGAAAAGGAGAACTTAAAATGCCAGGAATGTCAGGAAAAGTAAAAAGTAAATTAGACAAGGCAATGGCTTTAGCTAAATCAAGGGAAACTGGAAAGCTAACAGATAAAGATGTCGCTGCAGCAATGCAAATAATTGAAGAACTAAACCCAGGAAAATCTGTAGACGTTACGGAAATGGCTATGGGTGGCTATATGGATGGTGAGATCGAAAAGAAAATGATGGGTGGCTACATGGGTGGTGGCTCTGTTGGAAAAATGGCTATGGGTGGCTATATGGATAAAAAGGGTAAGAAGTAATGGCAACTTCTGGTTCATCTGATTTTGAACTTGCTGTAGATGATTATATCGAAGAGGCTTTTGAGCGATGTGGTTTAGAAGTTAGGACAGGATATGACCTAAGAACAGCAAAAAGATCTTTGAACCTTATGTTTGCAGACTGGGCAAACCGTGGTTTAAATCGATGGACTATTACCCAAACGACTACAACTATTACAGATGGCACCACAGAATATACTTTAGCAGCAGACACAATAGACGTATTATCTGCTGTAATAAGAGAAAACGCAGGTACTGCCTCTCAAACAGATACAGCCATTACGAGAATAGGTAGAGATACTTATTTAAATATTTCTAGCAAGCTAACTGAGTCAAGACCAACTCAGTTTTATATTGATAGACAAGTCGTACCGAAAATCAGATTATATCCAACACCAAATGCAACATATAGTTTAGTTTACGATAGACTAACAAGAATAGAAGATGCCGATGCTGTTACTAATACAGTAGATATACCTTTTAGGTTTTATCCTTGTCTTGCTGCAGGATTAGCGTACTATTTATCTATAAAGAAAGCCCCTGATAGGGTGCAACTATTAAAAGCTATATATGATGAAGAGTTCGATAGAGCTGCTACTGAGGATAGAGATAGAACAAGTTTAAAACTATTACCGTATGAAAGATATATTTAATGGCTTTTGCAAGAGGAAAACATGCCTACTTTTTATCAGATAGAAGTGGTATGCGTTTTCCATATAGAGAGAGAATAAAAGAGTGGAATGGCTCTGTGGTGCATATTTCTGAATACGAGGAAAAGCATGAACAACTTGACCCACATAGAACAGTTATAGATTCACAGTCTTTACGAGAAAGTAGACCTGATGTAAAAACGGAAAGTACTGTTGAAACATTATTAGGTTTAAATCCTTTTTTATCTAGTAGTTCGGGCAGTGCCGTAATTACAGTAGTAGAAAAGAATCATGGAAGGGCTAGTAGCGATACTGTTCGGTTTAGAAACATAGTTGGTTTTGATGGGTTTACAACAACTGTTTTAGAAAAAGCAGATGGATATAGTATAACGAAAGTTGACGATAATACCTATACTTTTACTGCAAGTAGTGGTACATCATTAATAGGAAGTATAAACGGTGGTGGGCGTAATGCAACTGCTGGTCCAGTTACGTTGGGGGCATAAATGAGTTTTACATTAGCTACATTAAAAACAGCTATACAAGATTATACAGATAATAGTGAAACAGCTTTCGTTAATAACCTACCTAATTTTATAAAAGCATCAGAAGAAAAAATTTTAAAAACTGTAGATTTAGATTATTTTAGGAAAAACGTAACAAGTGCATTTACGTCTTCAGATCAGTTTTTAACTGTTCCAACAGATTATTTAGCCTCATTTTCATTACAGATAACAACATCTGGCTCAGAAGGTTTTTTATTACAAAAAGACGTTAACTATATAAGAGAGCATACCCCTGCTTCTTCAACAACGGGTGTTCCAAAATATTATGCTAGGTTTGATGAAAACAATTTTATTGTAGCCCCTACACCTAATAGTAATTATGCTTTAGAACTACATTATTTTTACAGACCAGCTAGTATAACTGCTGGTGCTGATAGCGGTACAACTTGGGTTAGTACAAATGCACCTTTTGCTTTACTTTACGGATCTCTTGTTGAGGCTTATACTTTTATGAAAGGTGAGCCAGACGTTATACAAAGTTATAATGGGCTATACACGCAATACTTAGAAAGAGTAAAAGATTTAGGTGAAGCAAGAGAAAACACTGATGGTTATAGAGTAGGTCTACCATCAAGACCAAGAACATAGGAGTAAACAATGGCAACAGCAAATGCATCAACCAATTATTTAGAGAGAAGAATATTACATTATATATTCAAGAATAACTCTCTTAGTTTTTCTAGTCCTGGTGACAGTATTTATGTAGGACTTGCAACAGCAGTATCTGCCGCAGAAACTGGTTCGCTTACGGAAGCAACCTTTACAAACTACGCAAGACAACAAGTAGCTGCTTCTGGATGGACAACTATAGGTGCAGACTCAACAGACACACAAACTGCAACCAATGCAGCTAATATTGAGTTTCCTGCTTCTGGTGGAACAAACAATACAATAACACATGTATTTGTTGTAGACGCTTCAAGCAGTGGTAATATATTATTTGTAGGAGCTTTGGATGCTAGTAAAGTTATAGCTTCTGGAGATATTTTTAGAATTAATGCAGGGAATCTTACTATAGAGTTGAAATAATGGCATTAGTAATATCAGACAGAGTAAAGGAAACAACTACCACAACTGGCACTGGCACATATAGTTTAGGTGGTGCTGTTACTGGTTTTGAAACTTTTACGGCTAATTTAAGCAATTCTGATACAACTTACTATTGTTGTACTGATGGTACAGACTTTG